GGGCGCGCGGGCGGTTCTACACCGTGGTGGACCTGGTGAACCGGCTCGAGGCGGAGGCGCGTGCGGGACGCCAGGGGCGGCTCGCTGACCATCTCTGCCGCGTCGATCTCGTGGTGCTCGACGAACTCGGCTACCTGCCATTCGCGCAGTCAGGCGGGCAGTTGCTGTTCCACCTGATCAGCCGGCTGTACGAGCAGACCTCGATCCTGGTGACGACCAACCTGGCCTTTGGCGAATGGCCGAGCGTGTTCGGCGATGCCAAGATGACGACCGCGCTGCTCGATCGCCTGACGCATCACTGCGACATCGTCGAGACCGGCAACGACAGCTGGCGGTTCAAGAACCGCGCCTGATCCCCGACCGACGGCGCGCACGCGCCCGGGTTGCCCGCCGCTGCGCCTACGGCTCCGCGCCGGCCAACCCGGGCGCGTCCAGGCACACCATAAGGGGGTCCCTTTTGCACGCCGATCCGGGGTTCCGTTTGCGTGCCGATTGACACTTCAGGAGATAGCTTCGGTTGCCGGCGTGCAGAATCTCGCGCGAGCGCTTGTGCAGACAGAGCGGCAGCACCAGTAGCGCCAGGGAGAAGTGCATGCCGCGCTCGTCCTCCTCCTCATAACCGCAAAGGGCGCGCATGAGGACGAGGCCGCAGAAGGCGGGGTTAAACAGATTGCGGATTTCAACGGGCCGCAGGTCCCACCGCTTCATGCCGCGATCCCGAGCAAACGTTCGAGACGCTCGAAGAAGCGGGGATGCCAATAAACCTGCGGTCGCGGGCTGGCATTGGCGAGGATGTGGAAGGCGCCGCGCACTACATAAGGTTCAGTTACACGCTCGCGGATACGCATATGTAGCGTTTCCATCTCGGCCCAGCTGTAGAGCTCCTTGCCCGCGGCAAGGCAGGCATCTTCGCTGCTGGTGTCGTTCAGCCGCTCGAACACGATCTCACGATAGCGCGTCCACTCGTCGATCAGCCGATCTTCATATTCCTCGATCTCGCCGGAATTGAGCAGGCTCTCGCGCGCCCAACTCGAGCGCTGCTCGAAGGCACGGTAGTAATCGATGATCGCATTGCGGATGCGCGTCGTCGAGAGATCCAAGATGCGCAGTTGCTTGACGAACAGGCGGGAATCGGTGGCCGCGTCGATCTGCCCATCGGGGAGCCGATTTCTGAAAGTGATCGGCAGGTTGTCGGCGCGGTATTCCTCGTTGATGGCGTTCAGCTTGTCCGAAACCTCATGGCCATACACCGGTTCGGTGCGCTCGCCGGCCAGCATCTTGATCGCGAGATCCATCCACCATCCTTCGAGACGTTCGAAGACGGCCGTGCGGTACTCGCGGCGCACGATGCGTAGATGGGCGTCGATCAACGCTGGCAGGTCGGTGATCCTGGGCGTCGCATCAAGGATGGTGATGCGATCAAAGAAATCGCGTCGCTGGCCTTCGTCGAGTTCGGCAAGCGCATCACGAACCTTGCCAATCAGCGCTGACTTGCTCCGGTCAAGTGCATTCTGCGCTGCCTCCGCCCGATCCTCGCCGCGCGCGCGATCCGTGAACTCAGCGAGGAACGACCCCTCGGTGATCTCGGCTGTCGAGAAGAGGAAGAAGCGCCCGTCAGAACCGGGACCACCGGTCTTGCAATAATAGGCCAGCCAGATCCGGACCGATTTCCAAAAATCGATCGACAGGTCCGTCAGCGTGTCGCCCGGCGCCTTGTGCTTGAGTGAACCCAGTGATCGTTTGCCACCCTCGAAGACGAAGTCGACATCGTCCTCCTTCTCGATGAACACCGCGCTGCTTTCAGGAAGTTCGAGGAGCTTCAACAGCGCAAACCGCGGCTGAAAGATATAGCCTAGCCCCTGCTCTGCCGCAGAATACGGTGACGCCGATCCTTCCATTATGGATCGAATCCTCGTGGTTCCCTGCCTCGCGTTGCCTGCTGCATCTGCCCCCCCGACCCGCACGCGCGCACAATAGTTATTAGAAGTCACAATCAAATCAACCGCCGATTTTGCGCGAGCGGCCGCCTTGGATCGCTTTATGGTTCCAGGCGACGGGAAGAGAGGTGCAGGAGGAACCATGATAGGCGCGAAAACACACGCGCGGTAGTCATTCAAGGGCGAACCAGCGCCACGGCGGTTGCCGGCCAGTAACGTACCCAATCTAGCCTGTTAAACTGGAAGCGGCCGGACCGTATTCGGCTCATCTACCCACAGTCCGCACAGGTCATCATCCCGCGCTTCTCTCGCCCCGCCTCGATCACGTAGCCACAGCGCATGCAGTTCGCGCCGTCATCTGAGGCATTGAACGGGTCAGCGACGCGCCGCGTCGTTACGCTGGCAGGCTGTTTGCGCGGCCGCCCTCGGCCCCGGCGCGGCGTGGCAGGCTCTTCAGCGTGCGCTGTGGCAGGCGGTGCAGCGACGGGCTGACCAACCGGATGCTTGCGAGGTCGCCCTCGGCCGCGATGTGGCGCAGCGTCAGGCCCTTCAGCAGGGGCCGCATCGGCCTCCGTCGCCGCTGGCTCCCAGGCAGGCATGACGTGGGTGACCGGCTCTGCGGCCTCAAGGGCCGTCTGCTCGATCGGCATGGACGCGCGGGGCGTCTGCTTCGTCGGGAAGCCGCCGTCCCAGGTCGCCGCCCGGACATACTGATCCTGACGCTGCGGCCTGTCTCTCACAGCACCGCCCGATCGCACATGCACCACCTCAACGGACCTGCTTCCCGGTGCGCCAGCACGTCGGGGGATGTTCAGCGTCTCGCGCCGATCAGCCGATGCCGGCTTGTCGTCCTTGAAGCGGGCGAAGACGTGGTCTTTGTCGTCCATGTCGATCCGGTCTCTGAAATACCTGCGGCGGTGCTGCAATTCGTTGATTGTAAGGTTGGGGGCGGATCAACAGTTTACATTAACCAAGCATTGCGGGGCGATCGGGTTACTGAAAACGGAAGATGAGCCTGGGAAAAGGCCGCCTAATATCAATAGTTTAAGCTTGAGGGTAAAATCGTCCTACCCTCAAGGTTCGGAGACTCTCCGCTCTCTCCGGCCTGAATTCGGCGGTAGTTGCGGTATCGAACCATCAAGGTCCACGCGCAAACCCCGGCCAAACCTGCTCCTCAGCGCGGTGCACCGTGTGGGAGAGACAGGTTGTGAGAGAGAAGATTGGAGCGGGCGAAGGGATTCGAACCCTCGACCCCGACCTTGGCAAGGTAGTGAAAGCCAAGCGTTCTCAAGGGCATAAGTAGTCACTTCATAGCAAATCTACGCACGCGGAACCAAGGGTTTCGCAGATCATGCGTGCTAGTTGCGTTCTACCTAACTCCGCCGCCGGAGGCCAGTCCAATGGCTGATGGCATGGCATTCACCGGCGCCGACGCCATCACCTTCACCTGCTTTCGCGACTATGCGGCATCGGAGAAGTGGGAGGTGTCCGAGACCTGGGAGGAACTGGCGCACCGGATCCGGTTCGAGACTAAGCCGAGGAAGGATAATCTGCCCTGGCTCAAGCTCGCCCGGTTCGGTTCGCAAAGGACCGACAAGGGCAGCCTGCGCCATGACGCCAACGTGCTGGCAATCACCGGCATCGAAGGCGACTACGACGGCGAGCAGCACGAGCCGGCCTATGCGGTGGAGAAGCTGCACGAGGCCGGTGTTCGCGCGATGGTCTACACCAGCCCGTCGCACACCGAGGACACGCCCCGCTGGCGCGTCCTGTGCCCCACCTCCACGCCGCTGCCACCGGAGCAGCGCGAGCACCTGATGGGGCGCCTGAACGGGGTGCTGGGCGGCATCCTGTCGGGCGAATCCTTCACGCTGTCTCAGGCCTATTTCTACGGCAGCGTGAAGATGAATCCTTCGCATGTCGTGGAACTGGTGGAAGGTCGGCCGATCGACCTTTGCGGTGACCTCGACGCGGGATGGATGGGCAAGCCGTCCACCGGCGAGAGCGCCACCGGCGCGGACGGGAAACCGCGGGCTGGGCGCGCGAACCAAGCGCGGCTGGTGGAGGATATTGTTTCGGGCGAGGCCTTCCACGCCTCCACCCTGCGACTGGCCGGCGCATGGGCTTTCGCTGGCGTGTCGCTGGTCGACGCCCGCGAGCGGATTTGGCAGCTATTCGACACCGTGCCGGAGGATCAGCGGGGCGATCGGTGGAGCGCGCGCCGCGGCGACGTGGAACGCTGCCTGCTCGACGTCTACGGCAAGGAAGGCGCGAAGAAGGACAAGCCGAAAGCGAAGAAGCCCGCGGCCGCGCTGGCCGGACATCGGCGTGAAGAAACCGCCGATGATTTCGAGCTCACGGAAGATGGCGTGGCAATCCGCTTCGCCGAACAGCACGGGCACGAATTCCGCTTCTGCCACGACACCGGGAAGTGGTTCGTCTGGACCGGCACCCACTGGCAGTTGAACCGCGATCGACTTGCATTCCAGGCGGCGCGCGAGCTGGTGCGTGCCTTGAACCGTTCTTCCGAGTTCAAGACCAAGGCTATCACCGGCAAGGTATCATTTGCCGGTGGTGTCGAGACCTTCGCCCAGCGTGACCGCGTCTTCGCCGTGACGGCCGCGGTTTGGGACAAGAACAACACCCTTCTCGGGACGCCCGGCGGCACGGTGGATCTGGTGACGGGGCAACTCCGGCCGGCGAAGCAGGAAGACTTCATCACCCGCGTGACGGCCGTTGCGCCGGCCGGGACCGCGGATTGCCCCGCCTGGCTTGCCTTCCTGAAGCAAGCCACGGCAAGCGATGATGATCTGATCCGCTTCCTTCAGCAATGGTGCGGCTACTGCCTCACCGGCTCAACGCGTGAGCATGCCCTGCTGTTCATCTACGGGCCGGGCGGCAACGGAAAATCCGTCTTCCTCAACACCGTGGCGGGCATCCTCGGCGACTATCACCAGACGGCCGCAATGGACACGTTCACCGAGGCCGGCGGCCGACAGCATCTCACGTTCCTGGCCATGATGCGTGGCGCACGCATGGTCACGGCTAGCGAGACCGAAGAGGGGCGTGCATGGGCGGAATCGCGCATCAAGCAGATGACCGGCGGCGATCCGATCACGGCCAACGTCATGAGGCATGATCCCTTCACCTTCCTTCCAAACTTCAAGCTGACCATCGCAGGCAACCACAAGCCGGCGCTCAAGAGCGTCGATGACGCGGCACGGCGCCGCTTCAACATCGTCCCCTTCCTGCACAAACCCGCGCAGCCCGATCGGCAGCTTGAGGCGAAGCTGAAGAAGGAATGGCCCGGCATCATGCGTTGGATGATCGAGGGCTGCCTTGATTGGCAGAAGCACGGCCTGGTGCGCCCCGCCATCGTGACCGAGGCGACGGAAGAATACTTCGAGGCGCAGGACGTCATCGGCCGCTGGATGGCAGAGCGGTGCATTCTCGTTCCGCATCTGGTCGAGAAGCCCGGCAACTTGGCCAGCGACTGCCGCGAATGGGCAATGCGGAACGGGGAGGCGGTGCCGACGCCCCCGCAGGTGCGGAGCGCCTTGGAGAAGGTTCCGGGCGTGTCCTTCAAGAAGGTGAAGGGTGACCGGCAGGCCCAGGGGATCGGCCTCCGGCCGCCAGAGAACGCGCGCCAGGGGGCGCAGGGGGCATGAGGGGGCATGTCCCTGGGGTTAACCCCCCACACGCGCGCGCCTGCAAGGAGATAACCGGGAACAGGTGCCCCCTCATGCCCCCTCGCTTGCGCTCGACACCCTCGCTTCCCGCGTCGCCGGCCTGTTCTTCAGCTTTCGCGATCCCGAACAATTCCACGTCGAGAAGCACGACATAGCGCGGCAGATGCACCGGCTCGCCGAGGCAATGCGGAGGGGTTCGGCATGAGCGATCCCTTCTACCGCACTGCCGAGTGGCGCAGGCTGCGGGTTGAGTGCATCCGGCGGCATCCCGTCTGCGCCACGTCGGGGTGCAACGGGCGCAGCGTGGTGGCGGACCACATCATCCCGCGCAGCCAAGGCGGCGGGGATGAGCAGGACAATCTGGTGGGCAGGTGCATCACCTGCCACAACGCCCGCCGAGGCACTGGAGAGCCACGCCTGCCCGGCTGTGAGGCCGATGGGACGCCGCGGGACCGGGCGCACTGGTGGAACGCCGGCAGCGCACGCGAAATCTCTCACAGCTGGGAGGCCCGGACCGCATCCCACCATCCGAAGGCAGTTAGTTCCGGGATTGTTCCGCCAAAGGTGGGGACTCCCACCGGTGGGTAGGCGTGGACCGGGCGCGAAGCCTGCGCGTGTCGCGCCCGCCCCTGTGGGAAAGCCTGTCAGGCGTCGCGCCGGAGGCGCCACGCGGGCCGAGCGTGTCATCCGGTGGTGCGAGGGCCTGACGATCACCGCGGGGGCCTATGCGGGCCAGAAACTGAGCCTGAAGCCGTGGCAGGTGGACATTCTGTGCCGGATCTATGCCGAGGGCGCGGACGGGCGCCGGCCGGTGCGCACGGCGCTTATCAGCATGGGCCGGAAGTCGGGCAAGACGACGCTGTGCGCCGCGCTGGCTCTTTGCCACCTGGTCGGGCCGGAGGCGGTGCAGCGTGGGCAGGTGGTGAGCGCGGCGGCCGATCGCGGGCAGGCTTCTATCCTCTATGCCGAGCTGCGCGCCTTCGCATTGGCGGATCAGGATATTGCCGACCGCTTGGTGTTCCGCGACTTCAACAAGACGGTGGAGGACGTGATCACCGGCAGCACCTTCAGCGCGCTTTCGGCCGACCATCGAAAGGCGCATGGCCTCTCGCCCACCGTGGCGATATGTGACGAAGTGGCGCAGTGGCGCGGGCGCGATCTGCTGGACGCGCTGCAAACCGGCCAGGGCGCGCATGCCGAGCCGTTGCTGTTGGCGCTGAGCACGCGATCGCCGGACCCGGATTCGCCGCTGGAGGAAATGATCCGATACGCGGGACAGGTGGCGGACGGGACGATCGAAGATCCGACCTATGCCTCCGCGATTTTCTCCGCGCCGACCGAGGCCGATCCCTGGAGCGAGGATGCGTGGCGCGCGGCGAATCCCGATGCGGATGCCGTGCGCATTGCGGACATTCGCGTGCAGGCGATGCAGGCGCAGCGTTTGCCAAGCCGCGAACCTGCTTTCCGGGCCTATGTCTTAAATCAGCCCGTTGTCGCGGATGAACGGTTCATCGGGCCGGCCGATTGGGACGCCTGCGCGGGAGTGGCCGAGCCAAGGGGGCCATGCTTCGGCGGGTTGGACCTGTCATCTGGAGCCGCAGACCTAACGGCGCTGGCGCTGTACTGGCCGAAGACGGGAGCCTTGAAGGTGACGGCGTTCCTGCCGGCGCGGGCGCTGGATGCAAAGCAGCGCGAAGACCGTGCGCCCTATCGCGAATGGATGGGCAGCGGCCTGGTGGTGGAGATCCCCGGCCGGGCCATCGATCGGCCGTGGCTGCTGACGTGGATTGCGCAGCAAGTTGAGGGGTTGGACCTAGTGGGCATCGCTTGCGATCGCTGGGGGCTTAACGACCTGAAGGCCGTGTTGGACCGCGAGGGCATCTCTCTAGACCTGCGCCCTCACGGTGCCGGCTACAAGGACGTGTCACCATCTCTAACGGCGTTCGAAGCCCTGGTGTTGGAGGCGAAGCTGAAGCACGGGGGCAATCCGCTGCTACGCTGGGCGGTGGCAAATGCGGCGATAGACATGGACCCGGCCGGGAATCGAAAGCTTTCCAAGGAAAGGGCGCGCGGGCGCATCGATCCCCTAGTCGCCGCGGTGACGGCAATCGGCCTAGCATCGCGGGAGCCGGCGCCGGCCACTTATGTCAACGTGGGGTGGTTGGGATGACAGCAGGCGGGGAAATCCTCCTGCGCTCCTATTCCGCCTCCTTCATGCGGCGCGCAACGCCCTCCAAATACTGAATTAGCGCGCGGATTTGCTTCTCCGAAGTAGCGATCGGGTATTCACCTAATTGCGCTCTGAGAATATCATGGTGGTCCACAAAAAATAGCGTGTCTTCAAGGTAGGCGGCGTAGAAAGCCGCATCCATTTCTCGCATAGACTGGATGTCTAGAGCTTCTTCATTTACCGCTATTTTAATCCACCGCGCCGATCGATCTGCGCTCTCGGTCATTTGCTTTCTCTCTTGCTCGCGCAAAGGCCCGTGCTGACCAAGCGGCGGATTGCTTCCGGCCGCGACGGGGCGTCGGGCTGGGCAGAAATCCAAGCATCTACAGCGGACAGCGCCTCGGGTTGAAGCCGGACGCCGATCAGCATCCCCGCCTGAGCAGGTCGGGCTTTCCTGTTATCACGAATGGACATCGCCATACACTCATGATAACATCAAGGCGGCCAAACAGGAAGGTGGCACTTCCTGCCCGGCCTAACCGCAACCGCGATCCTTAGGAGACCGCGACCATGGCTGACAATCAGCATACCGCCCCGAATCTGTCCGCCGCTACCGCCTGCGTCACACTGCGCGCGCTCGCCGACTCTTTGGGCGAGTTGGAGCCTCCCCGGGCGGATGGCGATGTAACCGATCAGCACTTGCAGCGGCAGGGAGCGTTGTTCGAAGCCGCGGCCGTGCTGCCCGTGCGCAGCGCCGAGGATGCCGCGCTTGCCCTGGCGGCCGTAGCCGACACGCTGGGCGATGTGCTGGCGTTCGATCTCGCCCAGTCGAAGCTTGAGTGGGAGCTGCGCAAGGCTTTTCGGATTCTGGCAAGGCTGGCGGATTGGGTGAACGCGCAGCAAGCGGCGCCGCCGCTGACCAGCATGTGGCCGAGCAAGATCCGATAGGGGGCTAACTGCGCCCGCCAGAAATTGGCTCCGGTGAGCACAAATTGTTTGACAAAATGGCCTCAGAAGAGCACGTATTGTTTGTGCTCACTGGAGGCCATCCATAATGAATGCGACACTCGGAAAGAAGCTGCGGTTCTCCGATGTCGTTTATGCGATCGGCACGACGCCGAAATCGCTGCGCCTCTGGTTCCAGCGGGATCTTGTGCAAATCCACACCCCGAAGCCCGAGGGCGGTGCATGGACCACATATAGTTTCATCGACATTGCCATCCTGGCGCTTGTGCGAACCTTTGTGAATTTCGGCATGGGTGTGCCGGCCGCCAGCGAGGTTGCAAACGCGGCCATGCGCGATTTCTTTCCGCAAATGCTCAGCGTGAAGGACCCGGACAACATGCCCGCCGGAGCCATAGCATTGCTCTGGAGCAACGCTCGCCTTCAGCTGTTCCAAAGCGGGGATGAGTGGCAAATCCGCCATGTTGCTCTCTGGCAAAGCGACCTCGATCCGGCTCGGGACGAGGGCTTCGATCCCCACCTGCCAAGCGGTGTGGCACGGCTGCGCTCCGAACTGGAGCCCGCGCCAGTGTTCCTTTCGATCGACGTCGAGACTGTGCTTCGGACCGCCTTCGAGCGCGCAAACGATAGTGTCACTGAAGGCGCGGACGAGTGACCATGAACCCCTCCCCGAAATCGGCGAGCACGCCGGCCGCGCAGGGTCGGGGAGGCGCCGAGCATGGCGTTTCCCTGCGCGGCACCCTTTTCCGAATGTCGGCCGGGCACGGCATGCAGCGCAGTGATGCGCAGCGTCCCTTTGATGGACAGCCCGTTTTCACCACGCCCGCCGAGATGGCGGCCGATCCCATGAAGGACCACACATGAGCACCCTCCGTTCCCTTCTGGAGCGCCGCGCCGCAATTGCGGGCGAGATGCGTTCCATCAATGACGCCGCCGGCGACGCTGCCCTGACCGACGAACAGGGCAAGGCGTTCGACAAGCTGAAGGCCGACCTCGATGGGCTGGAGAAGCGCATCGCCGTTCAGTCCGCCATCGATGACGCGGAGCGCCGCATGCAGGGCGAGCCGCTGGGCGATCGCAAGTTCGATGCCGAGGTTCGCAGCGTCGGCATCCTCGACGTGGTGCGCGCGCAGCTGGGCAGCACCGACCGCAACGCCGGCTTGGCGCGCGAACTGTCGCAGGAGATGGAGCGCCGTTCCGGCCGCAAGGCGCAGGGTATGCTGTGGAACATGGGCCAGCCCGCCGAACAGCGTGTGCTGACCACCAGCGCCAGCGCCCTGATCCCGACCGACCACCGCGCCGACCTGTTCATTGACCGGCTGCGCAATCGCACGCGCGTTCGCGCGCTGGGTGCCACGGTGCTGACCGGCCTGAGCGGCAACGTCACCATCCCGCGCCGCACCGGCTCCACCACCACCGGCTGGGTTGCGGAGAATGCAGCTCTGTCGGCAAGCGACCCGACCTTTGATTCCGTGACGATGTCGCCGAAGCATGCCGGCGCCATCCATGAATGGTCGCGGAACATGATCCAGCAATCCTCGCCCGACGTGGAGCAGCTGGCCCGCAACGACCTGGCGCTCCAGCTGGCCGAGGCCCTGGACCTTGCCGCCATCAATGGCAGCGGCACCAGCAACCAGCCCCTCGGCATCCTCGGCACCGCGGGCATTGGCAGTGTCGCCATCGGCACCAACGGCGGCCCGATCACCTGGGACAAGGTGGTGGACCTGATGGCGGAAGTCGAAATCGACAACGCGGAAGGCACGGGCTTCATCACCAATACGAAGGTGGTGAAGACCGGCCGCAAGACGCTGAAGGTGTCCGGCGATGCAGGCGCGGGCTTCATCCTGGAAGGGAGCGAGACGCTGGCCGGCTATCCGCTGGCGGTGACGAACCTGGTTCCGTCGAATCTGACCAAGGGCAGCAGCAGCGCCGTTTGTTCGGCGCTGATCTTCGGCAATTGGGCGGACCTGCTGATCGGGGTTTGGAGCGAACTCGACATCCTCGTGAACCCCTACGAATCGACCGCCTATGCGAAGGGCAACGTGCAGATACGGGCCATGATGACGGTGGACGTGGATGTGCGGCACGCGGAGTCCTTCGCCGCGATCGCGGATCTGACCACGCCGTGACCGACGCCCGGTTCCCGAACGGGATGGAAAGGCGCGCAGCAACCGAACTGCGCGCCGCCGGCCGCAAGCTGGAGGGCTATGCGGCGGTGTTCGACAGCCCGGCGCGGGTGGCCGGGTTCACCGAGATCATCAAGCCCGGCGCGTTCCGGGCGTCGCTGGAGAAGCGCGCGGACGTGCTTGCCCTGGTGGACCATGATCCGTCGCGCCTTCTGGCCCGCACGGGTTCCGGCACGCTGCGCCTGATCGAGGACAGCCGCGGGCTTCAGTTCGAGATCGACGTGCCCGACACCCAGCTTGGGCGCGACGTGCTGGCATTGGCCGAGCGGCGCGACCTGGGCGGCATGTCCTTCTCGTTTCACCCGAAGATGCAGGCCTGGCCGGCGCAGGATCGGCGCGAGTTGCGCGCGGTGGATCTGATCGAGGTTTCCATCGTGCAGGCCTTCCCCGCCTATGCCGCAACCAGCGTGTCGGCGCGTGGTGCCGCCCATGGTGCCGCCTGGCGCCGCCGCCTGGTGGAGGCGCTGTGATGGGCATGATCGATCGCATCTTCCGTCGCGAGCCGGCCGAGGCGCGCGCTGCCACGGCGGGTTCGCCGTTCGCGTCTGCCTTCGCGCCCGGTCCTACCGCCGCGGGGCACCTGGTGACGGCGCGCATTGCCGAGAACCTGTCCACGGTCCTCGCCTGCGTGGGCGCCGTCAGCAGCGTTACGGCAAGCCTGCCGGCCTATGTGTATAGGCGCGACGGGAAGGGCCGGGTGGAGCTGCCCGACCATCCCGTGAGCCGCCTTCTGCGCCGTCCAAATGGCCCGCAAACCTGGCCGGATTGGGTGGAGTGGACGGTCGCGCACGTGCTGTTGCAGGGCAACGCGCTTTCCGTCATCGACTATGACGGCGCCGGCCGCCCGACCGCGCTGCGCCCGATCCCCTGGGGCAATGTGCAGCCGTTGCTGTTGGCTAATGGAACGCTGGCCTATGACGTGGTCGCGTTCCAAGCCCCGTGGGGTGGTGTCGGGCGTTCGACCCGGTATCTCGCGGAGGAAGTCTTCCACCTGCGCGACCGCAGCGACGATGGGCTTCTCGGTCGTTCTCGCCTGTCGCGCGCGCCGGAGGTGCTGGGCAATGCCCTGGCGCTTCAGGAATGGAGCGGCGCCATGTGGAAGAACGCCGCGACACCCAGCGGCGCGTTGAAGTTCCCTTCTGCGCTGACAAAGCCGCAGATGGACGCCCTGCGTGAGCAGGTGTCGCAGGGGTTCACCGGCACGCACAATGCCCGCAAGACCTTGATCCTCGAAAGCGGCGCCGAGTGGCAGGCTATCAGCGTAAGCCCGGAGGATGCCGAGGTTCTGGCGAGCCGGCGCTTCAGCGTGGAAGAGCTGTGTCGGCTCTATCAGGTGCCGCCGCCGATCATCCAGGACTACACGCACAACACCTTCACCAACGCCCAGCAGGCCGCGCTGTGGTTCGCGCAGTTCACGCTTGGGCCGTGGGTGCGGAAGATCGAGGCCGAGTTCCAGCGCAGCATCTTCACTGATCCCGCGATGATGCTGGAGATCGACCTCTCCGGCCTGATGCGCGGCGACTACGCCGCGCGGTGGGCAGCGCATGCGATCGCGGTGCAGAACGATATCCTCGACCGCAACGAGGTTCGGGAGATCGAGGGTTGGAATCCGCGGGCTGAGAAGGCGATGGAACCCAAGCCGGAGCCGAATCTTGGCTGAACCGATCCCCTTCGAGATGTCTATGACGGAGAAGGAAGCAGCTGCGCGCATGCGCGTATCGGTCGCGACCCTTCAACGCATCCGCAAGCGGAGGGAAATCGGGTTCATGATGATCGGCGGCCGGCCTCGCTATAGGCAGGCGCACATCGACGCCTACTACGCCGCCCAGGAGGTGCCGCCTTGCCCCCGAGAAAACTCCATCCCGGTCAGATCGGCGACTACTGGCCGTCCCGCCGCCCCGGCAGCGCGCAATGGAACCGGACATGGTTCGACTCCGATGCGCGACAGACGCGCCGAGCATCACTCGGCACTGATGATTTTGCAGAGGCCTGCATCGCGCTCGCCGCATGGGTCACCCAGCACGTTGCCGGCAAGCATGAGGATGCACGAGACACCACGCTCGCACGCGTCTTCATCCGATACCAGCAGAAGCACGGGCAGCACGTCATCGGCGCGGACGCCCAGAGGCGCAGCCTAGCCATGGTCCTGTCACATGTCCCCAATGGCATGACCGTCGCCGAATTCACCCTCGAGGCGCAGGCACAGGCTGTGCAAGCGATGCGTGAGGCCGGGTATGGCGCCTGGACGATCAAGCGCGCCATGGGCGCCGCGAAGGCTGCCGTGAACCTGGCATTCAAGTCGCAGGAGATTGATCGCCTCATCCCCTTCCTGCCTGTCGCGGAGGGGTTGGGGCGCGAGCGCGTGCTGTCCGTCGCCGAGTTGGCGAAGATGTGGTCAACCGATATGCTCGACCACGTCCGGGCGTTCCTGGCCACGCTGATCGCCACGGCGGCCCGGCCGGCGGCTGCGCTGGACCTGACCCGGTTCCAATGCGACCTCGACCGCGGGGTCATCAAGCTCAACCCGCCAGACCGGGTGCAGACCAAGAAGCGCCGGCCGGTGGTGCCGATGCCAGAATGGTTCCGCCCATGGGTGGAAGACGCGGATGGGCACATCGTCTCGTACCGGGGCAAACGCGTCCACAAGATCGCCGGCGCCTTCCAGACTATGCGGGAAGCGGCGGGCTTCGGCTTCGATGTGACCGCCTACACCATCCGCCACACAGTTGCGACGGAGCTCGCGGCACGGGGCGTACCTGAGATGGAAATCTCGACCGTCCTCGGCCACCTGGCCGACAACCCTATGACCGGGAGATACCTACATGTAGCGCCGGAACGTCTCGCCAGTGCCCGCGCGGCGCTGGAAGAGCTCGCAAACGACATCGGCCGCCTTGCCGGGCGGCCGATGGTACCAACCAACTTGCGTGCTAGTTGCGTGCTAGTGACTGAGCAGACCGGTTGCCGCCGTGCTGCTAAGCCCTTGAAATTTGGAGCGGGCGAAGGGATTCGAACCCTCGACCCCGACCTTGGCAAGGTCGTGCTCTACCCCTGAGCTACGCCCGCGCTCCTTGCGGGAGGCGCTAAATCGCACGGTCGGTTGGTGAATGCAAGCCAC